CACAGCTATGCAAGAGAAATTCTGCATGGAATTTGCCGGTCATGGGGACGAAGTTAAGGCATATTTAGCGGCAGGCTATCAACCAGACAAGAATGATGCACGAACAAGAGCCAAAGCTAGGGTAATTATGAAAAATGAAAAGGTTATGGAGCGAATCAAAGAGTATCAGGATGAAGCCGTAAATAAAATTACGTGGACAAAAGAAAAAGTTCTAGAAAGACTAGCAAAAGTTTACAATGAAGCTATGCAAGACAGTGATTTTACAAATGCGAACAAGTCAATGGAACATATTGCTAAACATTTAGGTATGTTTGTGGATAAAGTGGAGCAGACGGTAAAGACAACTGGCTTTGAGAGTGGTGATAAGAAGAAAGACGTAGAAAGACTGGTAAAAATTGCCGGTCTCAAAGTCGTATCGTCAAACGATGAACCTACAAAGTAATGAATCTATAAGCGACGAGGATATTGCCAAGCTTCGTCACCTTGCCTTCCAAAATGTTCGTGATAATTTCTCTGGATTTATAGAGGCCTTTGCCCCTAAACTTGTTGCTGACTTTAAAATGGGTAAGCACATAGATGTTATCAGTAAAAAACTACAACAAGTTGAAGAAGGTTCTATTAAAAGGTTGATGGTATTCTTACCACCCCGTAGTTCTAAATCATTAATATGTTCTAAACTATTTCCTGCATGGTATCTTGGGCGCCACCCTAATCACGAGATATTATCGGTATCACACAGTGATCAATTAGCTTCTGACTTTGGTAGAAGTGTAAGAGATGTCGTCAATGACCAAGACTATCAGTCAATATTTGAGGGAGTCAAGTTAAGATCCGATGTTAGAGCTGCCGGTAAATGGCAGACAAATAAGAACGGTGTATATGTGGCAGCTGGTGTACGAACACAGATAGCTGGTCGTGGTGCACACGTAGCTTTACTTGATGATGTAATGTCAGAGGAAGATGCCTTTAGTGCAGCCGGTAGACGATACATTAAAGAATGGTATCCAGCTGGTTTACGAACCAGACTTATGCCGAATGGTTCTATTGTTATTATTAACACTCGATATCACGAAGATGATATTTGTGGTTGGTTATTATCCAGTCAGGGTGACGGAGATGACAAGGCTATGAACTGGGAAGTTATACGAATACCAGCATGGGTCGATTATAGTAGTAGTAAATTACTAAGCTTACCAGTCGGTGAGTCATACTTCCCAGAATGGAAACCTAAAGAGATATTAGAAAACGATGAAGCAGAGATTCGTAGACACAACGGTTCACGATATTGGGAATCATTGTATATGCAGAACCCAGTACCTGATGAGGGTGGTATTCTTAAAAAGTCGTGGTTTAGAATCTGGGATGAAGACGAACCACCACACTGTGATTTTATAATACAGACTATGGATACAGCATTCTCAACACGAACAACGGCAGATTATAGTGTTATACAAACGTGGGGTATATTTGTTACGGTAGAAAAAGATAGTGATGGAGTTGAACGAGATATCGGTAATTTAGTTTTATTAGGGAATGTTCGAGGTCGGTTTGAATATCCAGAGTTACGAAGTAATGCACAAGATGCATTTGATGAACACGACCCAGACATTATAATAATAGAGAAGAAAGCCAGTGGGCAATCGTTAATACAAGATTTACGACGAGCGGGTTTACCAATACTTGAATATACTCCAGATCGTGATAAAGTAGCGAGAGCCTATGCTGCCTCACCCTTGGTAGAGTCGGGTCGGGTATGGTTGCCAAATAAACTGTGGGCACAAACATTATTTGATGAAGCCGTCAGTTTTCCAAATGCGGCACACGATGACCAAGTGGATGCGATGGTAATGGCGATACACTATATGAAAGATTCTTGGCACTTGCAACATCCCCATGATCCGTATTATAGTGATAATGACAATACTTATAAAAAAAATAAGGCAACCTACTGGAAGGTATCTAAATAATTATGGCAATAGAAAAGAATCCCAATGACATAACCGCACCAATTGATGTAGCTAAAGACAAACTTGATACACAGTCTGAAGCTTTAGGTATTGATGTAAATATAAATGAAGAACAAGAAGAAGACTTAGCCGTCAATGTAGACCCGGTAACCGGTGAAGTTGAAATGGCTTTGAATGAAGACAGTGGTAAAATGCTGGCTTCTATTAGCGAAGATTTCTATATGAATTTAGCTGACCTTATGGAAGAGGATCAGCTTGAAGAAATATCTAATACTGTTTTAGATAACTATCAATCAGACAAAGAATCCAGAGAAGAGTGGGAGCAGACATTTGAAAGAGGCTTTGATTTACTCGGTCTTAAATTAGAAGAAACCACAGAACCATTTGATGGAGCTTGTACAGCTACCCACCCCTTAATTATTGAGAATGCTGTTAAGTTCCAATCAAAGGCATCACAAGAATTATTTCCAAGTAAAGGTCCAGTTAAAACTCAAGTTGTTGGTGCACAGAATCCAGAGAAAGAAAAACAAGCGCAACGTGTAAAAGATTTTATGAACTATCAACTCACTGAAGAAATGCCAGAGTATTTTGATGAGTTTGAAAAAATGTTATTTCACTTACCATTAATTGGTACAGCTATTAAAAAAGTTTATTATGATGAAACATTAGGACGACCTATATCAGAGTTTATACCTATTGACCAGTTTCATGTATCTAATTTAGTTTCCGATCTTCGTCGTGCTGATAGATATACTCACGTCATTTATCGTAGTGAAAATGATTTACGTAAAGATATGGATGCCGGTATGTATAGTGAAATTGATCTTGGTGATCCTGAACAGACTGAACGAGGTAACATCACATCTAAAGCCGAACAGATTATGGGACTATCGGCATATGATGAGAACCCATACGACCCAAGCTATGAACTCCTTGAACAACATTTGTATTTAGATTTACCCGAACCATTCAACAGTCCGACGGGTGTAGCTTATCCATACATCGTTACGGTTGATAAAAGTTCTAAAAAAGTTTTAAGCATACGTCGTAACTGGAATGATGGTGATCCACGTTTTGTAAAGAGAGAACACTTTGTTAGTTACAAGTTTGTACCGGGTTTTGGATTCTACGGACTAGGTTTAATACATTTCCTTGGTAATCTAACAATGTCAGCAACGGCAGCAATGAGAGCATTGATTGATGCTGGTCAGTTCTCTAATTTACCAGGTGGTTTTAAAGCCAGAGGTGTCAGAGTTGTTGGGGATAACTCTCCGATAATGCCGGGGGAGTTTCGTGATGTTGAGTCAACGGGTTTAGATTTGGGCAAATCCATAGTTCCTCTTCCCTATAAAGAACCGTCTCAGACTCTTTATCAAATGCTAGGCTTTGTAGCCACTGCCGGTCAGAAATTTGCTGACACGACAGATCAAGTAGTGTCTGATGCAACGAATTATGGACCGGTTGGCACGACATTAGCATTATTCGAAGCATCAGGTAAGTTCTTTTCAGCAATTCACAAACGACTCCACAAGTCCCAGAAGGACGAGTTTAAAATATTAGCTAGAATAAACCATGAGTTTTTACCGACAGCTTATCCTTATGATATTATAGGACAGTCCGCCGAGATATTCAAGCAAGATTTCGATGGACGTGTCGATGTGATTCCGGTTAGTGATCCAAACATTCCATCGAACTCACACAGACTCGCCCAAGCTCAGCTGATGTTACAGTTAGCTTCGCAGTCACCACCAGGAACCTTTAACATGCCAGAGATAAATAAAGCTGTACTAGCTGCAGCCAATGTTGATAATCCAGATCGATTCATCAATGCACCTCAACAGGCTATGCAACAGGATCCTCTCGCTGATATCATGTCAGCCACACGTGGACAGCCGATCAAAGCCTTTCCCGGACAGGATCACGATGCGCACATCGCCGTGAAGACCGCCTATTTACAAGACCCGCTCAATGGTGCCAACCCAATTATGAAAATGGTTGAACCGATATTAATGGCCAACGTCAGAGAACATATGGTGCTACGATTCCAAGAACAAATGGGCGGACTAATGAAAGCGCAGGAGGGTCAAGTTGATGAAGGCGCTAGTCTAACTATGATCATGGCTGAAAGTGCTAAACAGATTTTACAGGCAAACCAGTTAGCAGCGCAAGGCGGACTGGATAGTATCGAACAACAAAACCTAGACATACAAAAACAGTCTATGATAAACAGACA